CACAAATCAAATCCTTGAAGCTTCACTCGATCACGAAACAAGAATTAGAGAACTAGAAAAACAAATCAACAGGTCAGCTTGGATTCCTGCTCTTATTACTGCTGTTGTTACTAGCGTTGCTGTTGTAATGCTGAAGGGTGCTTTCGGGCTGTAACATCCCCTAATTTAGAATTGTCGTATGACAATCTATTTTGAGCCTTTTCCTGCCAATACTCGTAACGATGAGTTCGGTAATCTAGCCCCTTATCGTAATGGCAGGCCACATCGCGGGCAAGACTGGAGTCCTAAAGAGAAGTCTGCTATCAAGGCGATCACTGATGGCACTGTTTTTGTTTCAACTTGGACTGATGTTTTGGGTTGGATTGTTATTCATTCAACTAAAGACGGTTACTGGGTGCTTTATGCGCATCTGGCTGAGAAGTCTCCGCTAGTGAAGGGCGATAAGGTCGTTGGCGGTAAAACTGTTTTAGGTAAAGTTGGCGGGGGTAGAAACACCCCATCTGGATCTGCTTCAACAGGCGCACACCTGCACTTGAGCATTGGTAAAGCTAACAAAGATTGGAGCAACCCAAACATTCATTTGTGCGCTTACGAAGATTTGATTGATCCATTAAAGCACATTGTAGAAAACAAGGGGTAATTATGAAATCTGCTGGAAATGTCTTACTGCGTATTGTCGCAACTTTTGTTGCATCTGCCCTTGCTGTTATCGGTGCGGGTTCTCTAGGTGGTGTTGCCCCTGCGACTGCTGCTGCCATTGGTGGGATTTTGGCTGTTGCTAAAGTAATTGAACGTCTTTCATTAGCGTTCCTTGAAGATGGCAAACTAACTCAAAATGAGATCAACGCTGCGTTCCAACAGTCCGTTCAGTTAAAGAATGTGAAAAAAGAACCTAAAGCCTAAATGAAACTAAAGTTTCTTGCATGTATTTTCTTTGTTTGGGTTTTTGCTTTTTGGCCACTAACAATAGCCCGCGCAGATTCAAATGGTTTGCGTATGGAAGTTTATACATACAATCCGTCAAGCACACCTGAGCGTAGAGCTTATGAACTTTGTGCTAACGCTGAAGTGTCTGCGCCTAATCTTGATGCTGATTGGGCTGATGGGGTTGTTGCTAACTGTCAAAGTGATTTTGTGCTAATTCACTATTCGGGTTACATCACTAGCCCTAGAGATGGTTTAGTTTCTTTTCAGTCTTACGCTGATGACGGTTTTTGGATGGCTTTCAACGATGTGCCTGTTATTGATGACTGGACTTTGAAAGGCTGTTCTGGTTCTAATGCTGTTGTTGGAATGACTGCTAATCAGTCTTACAAGTTTGATGCTTGGTGGTATGAATACGGTGGTGGGGCTTGTAACCGCCTGTTTTGGTGGAATACAAACGGTCAAGAAATTGTGCCTGCATCTGCTTTCACTCAAGATGTTATTGCCCCGCCTGCTATTGTTTCCCCTGAGTTGAACGCCCCATTTCTGCTTGAAGCGTTTGTGAATGAAACTAGCGTTGATTTGTCTTGGTCAAGCTACATTGAAGAAACCCCAATTGAGCGTTATGCAGTGACCTGGACTTATGGCGGGGCTGATGGTTGGGGTATTGCTTCAGTTGAGTCGCAAATAACTATCACTGATCTACCTGAAGATACTGATGTCACTTTTAGAGTGCGCGCTGATAACGATTCTCTACGGGTTTACAGCCCCTATTCAGATCCGATAACTGTTCGAACAGGCAAGAAAACCGTTGTGCCTAACCCTGAGCCTACGGTTATCCCTGAACCCCCTGTTATCCCTGAACCGCCTGTTGAACCTGAACCGCCTGTAATTGAGCCTGAAACGCCCCCTACGCCCGAAATTGAGCCTGAACCTATACCTAGTCCTGAGCCTACCTTAGAACCCGTAGAAACGCCTTTAGAGACCGATTTAGAGCCTGTTATACCTGAAATGCCTACACCGCCAGAATCAAGGCAACAAGTTTTAGAAGCGTTGATGGCTGAAGCTCAAGCAGACGATATTCAAATACCTGAAGAAATTGCAAACATACCTGTTCTAGGTGCAACCATTGTTGCCCTAACTGATGCGCTCAACTTTATGGGAAACGTTGGGGCAGATATGACCCCTGAAGTTCGTGCTAAAGCCGAAAAAGAACTTGTTGCAGCAGTCGTTTTGACTCAGATAACTCAGTTCTCAACAAATCAGGCAGTAGCTTCAGCACAAGCATCAGCAGGCGCAAACGGATCATCAACAAAAAGGAGAAACTAAATGGGTTTTCTAAAAGACGTTATCGGGCAAATATGGACTTTACTAGGAATGTTTATAGCGTGGATCGTGCTTGAAGGCACAGCCAAAACTGTTATCGGCTATTGCATCATTGTTAGCGTAGGTATCTGGTTTATCACTTACCCGCTACGCAAAGATGATGACTAAAGTTGTTGCTCAATCTTTAGTTGTCTGCGCTGTTTAGGTGTTGTTCCACCCCAAATACCGTAATCTTCAGCCATCCCCACACGCAAACATTGAGCCATAACAGGGCAACGCATACAAATCTGCCTAGCGGTGTCTATCGCCATGTTATACATATTTGTTGATTGACTAGCCCCCCTTGCAGCCCATTCTTCAGGAAAGAAAACGTCAGGGACTTGCTCACATTCAACACCCCCATTATCCATGATGGCTTCGTGTAGCTCGATGGTTGCTTGATCTAATCTAATGTCTGCGGTCATAAGTAGAGTTTATCTATGACTAATACCAATAAACCCCCTTTTGAAATATCGGCAACCTTTTTAGGTGAGTTCGAAAACAACAGCCCTGAATGGCATGAGCTTAGAAATGAGCAAGGCGTTATTTCAGGATCAGAAATCGGCACAATTCTAGGGCTATCCCCGTTCACTTCAGCAATTACTTTGTGGGCGCAAAAAACAGGCAAACTACCTAACCAGGTTGAACCTAATACTGCGATGCGTTTAGGTCAGCTTGTTGAACCTGCGATTAGGCAACTGTATAAGGAACATCATCCTGAACATCAGGTTGTTGAAGTAGGCACTTATGCTCACCCTGCATATTCTTGGGCGCACGCTAACCCTGATGCTTTATGTGTAGATGAAACGGGTAAGCCTTACATTCTTGAAATCAAACACACCGCTACTTATTGGGATAGCGTTCCTGAACATTACCGCGCACAAGTATTTTGGTATATGTGGGTTTTCGACATCAAGCGCTCAGTTTTCGCGGTAGTCAATGCAGGCAGATACAAAGAGTATGAAGTTGTTTGGGATGACTTTGAGTTTCAAGCAATCTTCAGTCGCGTAAATGATTTCCGTAATCGTGTTCTCAACGATCAGCAACCAGACTGGGATGGAAGCGACTCAACCTACGAAACAGTTAGAGCTTTATCCCCAGACATTGAGAACCTAAACGAAGAATTAGGCACGTTAGGTGTTGAGTTGTTGAACGCTCAAGCAGACCTAGACAAAATTGAGAAACACTTTACTGAACTCAAGTCACGCACTATTGCTGCGCTGAACGGTGCTAAAAATGGTTGTATTGATGGTGAAGTTGTTGTTACCTTGTCTCAACGCGGTGCAGGGCTTCCATTCCTAACATTCAAGAAAGCGAAAAAATAAATGACCCTAGATTTGCCTTATTACACTGGCCTAATTTTGGCTTTTGGTTTTGTTCTAATCCCGATTATTGCGATTGCTGCCTGGGCGATTGTAAACCTTGACAGAAAGAAAAGAAAATGAGCAAGTGTCTGACCTGCGAAACAACTGAAAACCTTGTTTATTCAGGCATTGATGCCCTGCTGTTAGGTATTGATGGGGCGCAAACAGGGACACGCTGTTACGAGTGTGCAAACAAAGAACGAACACAACAAACTGAAACTAAGGAAGATAACTAATGGCACAATTCAATCTGCAAGACTATGAAACCGTTGCTGAACGCATCGCCCGCTTCTACAAAGACAACAACGATGGCAGAATCATCACCCGCAACATTACAACAAGCAACGATAGAGCTATAAGCACTTGGGTTGTTCAAGCCTACATTTACCTGAACTCAACTGATCAGGAAAAGAACATTGCTAAAGCAACAGGTTTAGCGTTCGAGATTGATGGGGCAGGAATGGCGAACAAGACGAGCGCCCTTGAAAACGCAGAAACCTCAGCCATCGGCAGAGCACTAGCCAACGCAGGTTATTCAGGTGATAAGCGTTCAACCCGTGAAGAAATGAGCAAGGTCAAGCGTGATGTTACCCCTGCACGAAACTGGCAGGCAGCATTAGATAACATCAACGACATTGACGGGCTACGCTCACTTTATTTGGAAGCCAAACAGGGTAAAGCCCCTAATGCTATTCTGGAAGCAATCAAGGGTAAGGCTGATGGAATCGCAGGATCTACAAACAAAAATTAGTGTGTTGCAAGCCAACATACTTGAGTTAGGTGAACTTGCTGTTGCCCTAACTGAAGACCCTGTTGCGCGAGCTAAAACACTTATGCGCCTAAACGAGCAAACAATACGCCTAAACTTTTTACACAATTTTGACCTAAATTAGGTGTTTTGCAGGTTTTTGTGGTTAGATACTTTCTATGCCACGAGAAACTTTTGATGCTGAGCCGAAACAAGAACCCATACTTTGTGTGCGTTGTGGGCAGTCTATCCCCGTTTCAACTTGGGTGAAAAGATTGGCTCGTAAAACAGAGAACTGGGACACCTGTAAAGACTGTTTGAGCGTAAACCCTATAACTCACATCCAATACAAGCACCCTACTTTAGGCTATATTTTCTGCTACCCGCATCAGGGTGAAGTTGATGATTTGTTTAGACCGTTAGATGAAGCAGGTAACTTGTTTAGACCTGGTGAACGTGTTTGTGGGCATAAAGATTGCATAAATGTAAAGCACATCAAATCACCTGTTGCCCCTGCTGTAACGCCTACCCGTAAGCGTAGGACTGTTGTTGATGATGATGAACTGTTTTGGTCGTTGATTGAAGCTCAAAAATACGATCGCAAAAAGGTTAGGACAAAATGAGCAAACGGACAAATACTAATGTTCAGGGTAAGATAAAAGCGGAGTTAGTCCAGAGAGATGAACTAACCCCGCAAAACCGATAACACGACTATCGGCTATTACATTCTATTATGCGTAGCCGAAGATAAGGCTACAAAATGCATGAACATCCACTAATCAAGGAACAAACTCAGTTTCGAGAGTTTGCTGTTAGATGGTTTACAGCAGTCACGTTTGAACAAAAACTTTACTTAGTTCTTACTACCAAACTTGTTGAGCTGCAAGAAATCAAATTAGATCGCACTGAACGCAGATATAAGTCCCGAAGAACCATAAATCCTAGTTGGGCGTTATTGAAGCACGTTAGACACTGGGTTTATTTTAGAGATAATTCAGTTTGTGCTTACTGCGGGTTGCCATTGACTAAAGCTCAGGCGCAGATAGATCACGTTATTCCTTCTTCAGCGTGGCCAAAGAACTGGTTATGGTTAGCCAATGATGCTTCTAATCTTGTGGCTTCCTGCCTGGACTGTAATCAGGCTAAAAATAATAAGTTGATTTTACCTAGTAACCCTGTTTTGCCTATTGTGTTTGGTTTATGTATGCCTGAACGCTTACTTACTAATGCTGATTGCGCTGAAGCTAGTGATGATAATTGCGAAACTTGCGGGGCTGAAGCAATCAACGTTTTTTGTGTTGTGCATGGTGAGCAAACTATTCCTTTATGCCAAAACCCAGATTATTTTAGAGTTTTAGGGGAACATCATGGGCTATAACGAGATGGATCAGGTTTGGGATAAATCTCAAGCTACGAGAACGGACAAACTTGTGTTGTTGGCTATTGCGCGCACCTATAACGTGGGTAAGGGTTCTTGGCCTAGTCAAAAGACTTTGGCGAGAGTTTGTGGCATAAATGTTAGATCAGTTAGGCGCAGTATTCAGGCGTTGCAGGATTCAGGTGAGCTGGTTTGGGTGCGGGGCAGTAATTATTCTGGCAAGGCTAATTTGTATTACATTACTGTTTGTGAAGGTGCAAAAATGTCCGCTATTGTTCAGCCAGAAATGTCCGCTGAAAGTGCAGAAATGTCCGCTGAAACTAACAAAAATGTCCGCCTATTAAATAAACAATTAAATAAATTAGATAAGAAAGAAGAATTAAGTGTTTTTGATTCTAGTTTTGGTGGTTTGTTGATGATGCGTAGTTGTGATCGGGTTGCTGGTGTGTTGGCTCCGTTGCAGGTTTGGGAGTTATTGCAGGCGTTTGATGTTTCTCATGCTTGTGTTAGTGCGTTCAACGACAAGATTAGGCTTGAGCGTTGGTGGGGGTTTTTGGATAAAGCTGCGAAGGGCAAAGAGTGAACATTGATTTTGAAGAACTTGTTATAGGCACTATTTTGAACACGCAAGGTGCTGTTTTGGATCATGTGCATTTGGAAGCTAATGATTTTGATGCGCCTTGGTTTGCTGAAGCCTATACCGTCATTCGTGAGCTTGAGCGCAGTAATAAAGTTATTGATGTTTTTGCTGTTTGTGCGAAGTTGAACCCTGAAGCGCGTAGAAGAGTTGCTAGCAGTTTAGATTTTGGTGTTGTGCCTGCTCACGTTTCTTATTATGTGTCTAGGGTTGTTGAAGCCAGTGTTGACCGTCAGTTGAGTTTGTTGGCGTTGGAGATGCAGGCTGATGGGGATGTTTCTGCTCGCCTAGATAAAGTCAAAAATAAGTTGGATCAACTGAAGTTTGTTGAAGCGTTTGAACTGCCTGATTTGCGTTTTGACCTAACGATGATGTTGAAGGAAATCCGTAACCCCCGTAAAACTATTCCTACCTGTTTCAAGGGGCTAAATAATTTGATTGTGGGTTTGAAGCAGCAGGGTTTGTATGTGTTTGGTGCTAGACCTGGAGTGGGTAAGACTGTTGTAGGACTTCAGCTCGCATGGGAGATTGCCCGTAATGAAGATGTTTTGTTTTTCAGCCTTGAAATGGATAAGTCAAGTCTTCTTAATCGTGTTGTGGCGGGGGAACTAAACATTACCCTTGATGCGATTGAACGAAGCAGTATTAGCCCTAAACAAGTGCAAGCCATAGACGATTTGATTATGACGAATCAGAATAGGTTGATTATTAGTGATAAGGGTGGGCAGACTGTCTCACAGATCAGGGGATACGTTTTGGCGGTTATGAGTAAACGTCAGGTGAAGGTTGTTGTTGTTGATTATTTGCAGTTGATTACTGCTGCTAATCCCCGTGCACCTAAGTATGAGCAGATTTCGCAGATTAGCGTTGATTTGAAGAACCTTGCAAAAGAGTTAGGTGTTCCTATTGTTGCTTTAGCTCAGTTGAATAGACGAGTTGATAACAAACCTGATGATAAACCTAACGCCAGTGATTTACGCGATTCAGGGCAGATTGAACAAGATGCTGATGTGATCGTTATGCTCTCGCGTAAGCAGTCAGATGAAGACATTGCTCGAGATAATCAGATACTTGCTAAGAATCATCAAGACCCTACTTTGTTTGGGCAGAAATCTTTGATTACTTTTGATGTGGTCAAGAATAGGCATGGGGCAACAGGTTTGTTTGATGCGCTATTTGATGGACAGTATTCCAGGGTGAAGGAATTACACTAGATAATGTGGAAGATAATCAGGTTGAGTGTCGCAGATGCGGTTTCAAGTGGGCTGTAAACGCTGAAAAACGTAACCGTAAAGATTTGTTGTGTATCAGTTGTCGAGCTAAACCAGCCAAAGTTATTCAATACGGGAAGTTACGCTGTATTCCCCATAATGGGGATCTAAACGAGAAACTTCAACCTATTGACGATCAGGGTAATCTGGTGTTTGTTGGGGTGCGGGTTTGTGGTCATACGGATTGTGTGAACCCTAAACACATTGTCGCAGGTTAGCACTAAACTATTTTAAGCAACAAAAATCAATCATTTATTAGAAAGAAGAAACTTATGGCTCAGGTCAAGGTAACAGGAAAAGTAAACAAAGTATTCGGGGCAAACAATCAAGGATTATCCCTTGTTGAGTCTTACAAGTCTGCAACAGGCGAAGACTATACCCGCACCTATACAGTCTGGTATGCAGTAGCACACAACATCGAGTTGGAAGCAGAGATCACTGTTGTAGGTCAGTTGAGTGCAAAGATTGAAGACTTTGAAGACAAAACAGGTAAACCAGGTCGCAAGGTCAAACTGGATATCAATAACGCGCAGACTTTGGAAGCACCTAAGCCTGCTGCCGATCTACCGTTCTAATCTAAATGCCTGTTTGGGTTGTAGGTTTCTTTTTAGGGACTTTACTGCTCACTAACGCAATCTTTACAGTTCAACCCTTATCACTGCTAAACGCAGTCATAGGGGTTTTTCTGTATCTCGTAATCTTGGTGAATTACTATGGCAAGAAATAGTTTCAGCTTTACAGTGTTTGGTGTTGATCCTGCACCACAAGGCTCTAAAAAGTATGTTGGGACTAGAAGGACAGCATCAGGGGCTAACATACCCCTAATCATTGAGAGTTCCCCTAAACTGCCTGCATGGAGAAAGGCTGTTAGTGATGCGGTGAAGCAGGCGATGATTGATTCAGGGGATAGCTCTAAGTTTGAAGGGGCTGTAAAACTTGAAGCAGTGTTCTATTACACCCGAAAACCGTCAGTAAAACGCGATCTGCCAACAGTCCCACCCGATTTGGATAAGGTGTTGAGAAGCCTTATGGATGGCATTACCGCTAAGGGTGAAGGTGTCTGGAAGGATGATGCTCAGGTTGTCCGTATTGAAGTGAGCAAGAAATACGCTGAAGGGCAGTCAGGTGTTGCCGTAACCATTACAAAATACCCCTGATTTGTTTACCAAAATGTAATAAAGAAACTTGTCCTAAATGCTTCCCTTGAGCAACATTTTGCGCCTATACTTGAGTTATAGGCAGAAAGCCTAAACGGACAAACGAAGGACAAAAATGATTAGTTTCAACGAATCACCACAAATCGTAAAAGATGCTGAAGCAATTGCAAGAAGCATCTCGTCTTATTACGATCTACAAAAGAAAATTGCAAGAACAACAGGGTTCATTCAAGAAGAATACAAAGAACGCCTAGTAATCACTTACAAACACATTCGCCCATCAATAGTTAGATGGCGTGAAACATACAGTCAGCAAATCTCATCAAGCAGCGACTGGATGAACTACTGCAACATTTACCGCCCTGCAATTCAAAGATGGATTCAAGAACAAGCTACGAAGGTTGGTGCGTAATGACTAAGCAACAAATCTGGGATTTGCTAGAGATTTATCGTGAAATGCAGATCGCTAACACGATGGAGCAATACAACAACGCGTTTGAACAACTACACGACTTCATTGAAGAAAACTGTTTGAAAGCAGGTGCATAATGTCTATTTGTAAATATTACGGGGTAGAGCATTCAGCAAGTCTTTGTATGTTTTGTAACTCAAACCTACCTGCTCAACAAGTACTTGAAAACAAGATTGCTGAGCTTGAAGAAGAAATAGTTTCAGCCGAAAAACTACGCTTACACAAATACGTGAGCATCACTAAACAACAGTTGCGTGTGCTGCGCAACGAACTCAAAACAGTAAAGGCAGGTGCATAATGCGTAATCCTGAAGAACTATTTTTAGATGCAGTAAACGCCTATAAAGCGTGGGTTGCCTGCGGTAAAGATTTCGTCAATCACGCACACCTGTTTGATGTTTGGGATGATGCTGTAACCGCATACGGGCAGTCAGTATTCCTGGAACGCAATCGTGCAGTGCATCAAGTTCTACAAGGTTTGGAGCTAATCAAATGAGAAGACACATCACTAACACAATCATTCTTGGTTTCGCGTTGTGGGGTTTTATGCAGTTTATTATCTGGAGCAACACTGTTATTCCTGAGTTGATTAGGCAATGATGGGGCGTAGATCTAAAGGCAGAAAGAGCTTACTGCTCAACCTAAAACTAGAAATCTTAGGCGCATTGAGTTACTGGTTGGCGGGAATGTTGGGGCGAGTTGATAAACAATACTCAGCAGCGTTTGTTGAACGTCATGGACATAAACGCCTAAGTGAAGTTATGACTGAAGAAGCGGATTACTGGCGGGAGAAGTATCGTGCCAACTAACAGCGCTGAACAGGTGCGTGAGTTCTATCGCAAACAAGGCGAACAACGAGAACGCCAACGCATTATTGAACTATTGAAACAACAAGAGGTCATTCGAAACTGCGGTGCAACAGGCAAGCTCGTTTTTGTGAATTGCAATAACCTGGATGTTCTTTACTTGAAAGATGATCTATTGAACGAGTTGAGCAATGAATAACCGTATGTTTCTGCTGCTAATCGCAATCGCCCTAATAATGCTAGGTTTGCTTGCTCTCAGGTTTCAACCTAACTGCCCTGAGTTGCATACCCTTGATGATTTTGAAAACAATAAAACAACTGTCTGCGAAAGGACAAAATAATGAATAACCCAGAAACACGCACCACCGATCAGGTAATAGAAACCGTCATCAACAACGTTACAAGCAACACCCTAAACGCAGTATTCAGCGTTATCGAAAGCTACAAGCAACTAATCCTAAAGCCTGAATCCACTGATGCTTATGATGCTGGTAAGCGTGATGCTGTTCAAGAGCTAACAGTTCATCTACGCAAACTTGCTCAAGGAATCACAAAGTCAGGGGATGCTCAATGATCTGTAATAACTGTTTAGATGGATGCAAGTGTTCACGAGTGAACTCAATCAACATCTTTAGCAAAGACTACAAAGCAGGTCAGGCTCATGGACAAAGAGATGAACACACTAGAACAAGTGATGCCCTAATCGAACTTGAACGCTCAGGTGTTATCACTAACGCTCAAATGCAGGCGATACTGGATCTTATTTTGGAGAAGCTAACTGATGCGATCGATATTCCATAAATGAATATTTGGCTTACTGTTTTAGCGGTTATTCTGCTGGCAGTTGTTTTACCTGTTGTTGCAAGTGTTGTGATGGCAGTCTTTCTTGAAGCAGCAAACAATGACGGGATTTACGATGACGAAGACTAACCGCATACTAAGAAAACTATTTCCAAAAGCAATGCGCGAACAATACTTTATAGGACACGCCAAAGGGCGCACCTATGGAGTGTATCTCGCGCAGACTGTTCTACACGAAGAACTAAGACTTGTTCACAAGGATCTTGATATCCCTGTTCTATCAGTGAACGCCAGGTTGAAGGCTAAAACAATTCAAGCGCTTATCAGGAAAGTAAAAGCTCTAAATGCTAAGTAGAGAACTTGACGAAGCCATAACCTTGCTGAGAACTGAAAACTGTTCAGCCCTAACTAACGACACCGATTTTAGGCGTAAGCTCGCAGATCTACTTTTAGTTTGTGCTGCTCAAGGTGAAGTGTTGCAGGCTGTTGCCGAAACTGTTGCCCGATCAGTCATCAAATCAAACAATGAAGAACAAGGCAAGATAGAGTTGAGAAATGCTTGAAGACCTGCAACTACCTAAAAGAAACACCCCTTGCCGAATACGCACCATCAAAACTGAGTTGAACGATAAAGATGCGGTCATACTTGAGCAGGCTGTTATGAACCCTGAATGGCCTTACAAAACGTTATCTAATGAGCTTTACAGGCGGGGAACTAAAGTCAGTGATGCAGCGATAAAGCATCATAGAGAGAAGCGTTGCTCATGCTGGAAGGACTAAGCCAACCTGCACCTAAAGTTGTTTACCCTGAAAATTGGAGTCCTAGTATTCAGTTTGACGGTAACGGGGGCGAAGCAGTGCTACCCGCTGTTGAAGGCGATAACCCGACAGACATTGAAGGCTTTTTGATTGAAGCAGGTATAAATCCTGCTGAGATTGAGATTGTAGGTGAACCCCGTATTTCACGCTGGCAGGTTGCTAGACCTTTTCCACTTGAACCTATGTGGATGACTTCAATTAGGATTCGTTGGGTCAAGCGTAATGCCACTATCAATTTGCCCTTGCTTTATTCTCTGGCGAAGAAAACTAAACCTGTTGAACCTAAACCTGTTGCAAGCGGTAAAGCTCTAATTGTTCTTTGGTCAGATTTACAGGTTGGCAAGGTAGATCATAGGGGCGGTGTTGATGCGCTGATACATCGCGTAGCCAAAACTCAGGTAGCCCTAATCAAGAAGATAAAAGAAGTGCGCCCTGAACGGATCGTGTTTTGTGATGTAGGGGACACGATTGAAAACTTTGGTAACGCTGCTGATATGCATCAAATTTTTTCGAACGATCTCTCACTTATGCAACAAGTAGATCTTGCAACAAGTTTGGCGTGGGAAACACTAAAGCAGATCAGCAAATACGCACCCGTAACTTATCTCAGCGTAGGTTCAAATCACTGCCAGTTCAGGGTAAACAAACAACGCGTAGGAAAAGTAACAGATGACTGGGGGATACATATCGCCCGCACATTAGCAAGATTAGCTCACGAAGTGAAACTGCCTATAACTTTCTTTGAACCCGCTGAACACGATGAGTCATTAGCTCACGACATCTTTGGCGATGGCTTTCACATTCTAGGTTTATGGCATGGACATCAATCACCTAGACCTGATCAAGTTCCAACATGGTGGCGACAACAAGCCTTTGGTAAGCAACCTGTTCACGCAGCAACAATAGGCGTATCAGGGCATTTTCATCATCTTAGGGTGCTTGAGTTAGGTTCAACCCCACGCGGGACAAGTCGTTTCTGGGTGCAAGCATCAACACTCGACAACGGATCTAATTGGTGGAGAACAACCGCAGGTGAAGACTCTCAACCAGGTTTAGTCTGCTTCACGCTTGAGCAGGGCATAGACTTTACTGGAACAGTTTGGAAGATTTAGGGGCTGAAATGGTTTCGATTGCAATCAAGGCCTGCGGGGGCAGTTGCAAGAATCGAGTTCGAATCTCGACAGCTCCACAAGAAAGATAAACAATGCCAACATATCAATTCACCTGCCCGAAATGTGAAGCAGCACTAACAGCCATCCAATCTTTATCTCAAGAAGTTCCTGAACCCGAATGTGCTGTATGCAAAATCAAGATGGAACGTGTCTATGGTTTGCAAACCATAATCTTCAAGGGATCTGGTTGGGCGAAAAATGATTCGTGAAACCTGTTCCTGCGGGGCAGAGTTCGAAACAGACGATCGTGAAGCCATTGAATTAGTCAAACTGTGGCGTAAAGGTCATAAGCACTCAAGCAAGGCAGATAAGAGTGCTGAGCGCGATAGTTCTCTATTGTCGAACACTGAAGTTAGTCTAGGATTTCAAGCCATCTACAACCCGCTGAAAGAAGAAATAGAATGACCCCACAAATACAAGTAGGCAACGCAACAATCTATGCGGGAAACAATTTAGACATCCTGCCTAAGCTCGCAGATAACAGCGTTGATTCAATAGTTTGCGACCCGCCCTATGAACTAGGGTTTATGGGAAAGACTTGGGATAACTCAGGGATAGCTTACTCAGTTGAACTTTGGCGTGAATGTTTAAGAGTTCTTAAACCTGGGGGACATCTTTTGGCTTTCGGTGGAACTAGAACTTGGCACAGGTTGGCGGTTGCTATTGAAGATGCAGGATTTGAAATACGCGACAACATCGCATGGCTGTATGGATCAGGTTTCCCTAAGTCACACAACATTAGTAAAGCAATAGACAAGATGCAAGGCGTAGAGTTTGAAGCAAAGCCTGCAAGTGGTGTTGGATTTATGAACAGTAATGATGATGGTTACAACACGACACTAAATCAACTCACAAGAATAGGCGAATCTTCTGATGAAGCTAAACAGTGGGATGGTTGGGGGACAGCGTTGAAACCTGCACACGAACCTATTGTTGTTGCCCGCAAACCTGTTATCGGGACTGTTGCCGAGAATGTTTTACAGTTTGGGACAGGTGCGCTCAACATTGATGCAAGCAGAATAGCAGGTGCTATACAAAGCGTTCCGCAACCCTCGCTAGGAGTCAAAGAAAGAATAGTTTACAACTTTGGAACAGGTGAAGGAAGAAATGGTCAGATGTCTAACAACACTCAGGGGCGTTGGCCTGCAAACATTATCCTTGACGAATACACAGCAGAACTATTAAATCAACAGTCAGGCGTATCAAAGTCATTAGCTCACAACAGACCACACGACAATAAATGGGGTTTCTCAGTTGCTAAAGATACCCCTGAAGGATACGACTACAACTCAGGCATAACAGGTTACAGTGATAGTGGTGGAGCGAGCAGGTTCTTTTATGTTGCTAAAGCAAACAAACGCGACCGCAACGAAGGCTTAGACGAACTGCCAGAACAAATACTTACAGGCAGAGATGCAGGGCAAGATGAAAGACAAGTGCCATACAAGACACGCTCAAACCCAGTAAAGAACACTCACCCAACAGTCAAACCAACAGCGCTAATGCAGTATCTAATCAGGCTTGTTACGCCTGATAATGGGACAGTGTTAGACCCTTTCTGCGGTTCAGGCTCAACAGGTAAAGCAGCAATCCTAGAGAACAAAAGTTTTATAGGAATAGAACTAACACCTGAGTATCTACCCATAATTCAGGGCAGACTAGAACACGCTTATCAAACAATGCTCAACAAACCTGAAGAAGATGATCTATTTGCTTAGATTCCCCAAACCCTGCCTAACCTGCGGTCAGCTAACACGCAACCAAAGCTACTGCGATACACATCAACAAACACAAGACGAACGCGAACGACTAAGACAAGCAGGGCGTAAAGCAGGCAGAACCCTATACAACGATGCCAGATACAGGCGGGTAAGAGCACACCTGCGCGCAACAGCAACACACTGCCACATCTGCAAGCAAGCGTTCACCGATCGCAACGACATCACCGCAGACCACTTGATACCTGGAGACATCAACAGCCCGCTAGATGCAGCACACTCACGATGCAACTCAAGGCGTGGCAACAAACCCCTAACACCATAACGCTCAACAGCAAGCGCAAACAAACACTCAAACACCCCCCGTCAAGTAGGGGGGCAGTCTTTTTTGTTTTTTTGTTTTGGACTTACACAGATCGGAAG